TCGGTAGAGTTCTTGGTGAAATCTTTGTATCACCGGATGCTGTCGGTCATGAGATATCAGAAAATGTTGATAGGTCAGCTGATGGATTAGTTAGTATTAATGATATATTGATTAATGAAGGTCACGCTTATGAGTATGGTGGTGGAAAAAAGAAAGACTTTAAAGCTGAGATAGCAAAAGAAAAAGCTGCTAAAAAAGAAGATTTAATTGATAAACCATCGGAGGAAAACAATGGCTGATTTATTTACATTAGCACAAGCGCAAAGTAGTTCAATAAAACAAGTTAGACAAATAACATTAGGTGGTAATCATCATTCTTGGAAAGTACAGATATCAGGTTCGGATGGACAAGAGTATCAGACTCGCATTAAGAATTTAGATGGGGATGCTAGTTTAGATGATATTAAAGGTGAGGCTATAAATTATCTAACAGGATCTGAACATTATTATGTGCCAGTTACACCACTGGTTGCTAGTTCAGCAGAAAAATTCACCGATAATGTAGGAGACAAATTAGGTTAATGAAAAAGAGAAAACCACTTATACCAGAAATCAAACTAACAGAAGAAGATGTGAAAATATCTTTATTACAATTAAAACAGAGGGTTGGTCCTCCAATATTAAATTTTAAAAAACGAAAATAAACAACAGAGGTTATAATGGCAAAAGCTAGAGGTGGATTTGGTAATGATGGCGACACCAAACGAAAAAAGAAAACAAGTCAAGGACAAGGTAGGGGTACTAAGTTCAGCACAAGAGTAGGTTCTAAACGATTCAAAAAGAAAAGATACAGAGGTCAAGGTAAGTGAAAAATAAAGTTTTAGACAAAGGTTTCATAGAAGTTATTGACTCACTCGGTGATGACTTAACCGTAGTTAACTCTGCTCGTGTATCATTTGGTAAACGAAAAGAAGTATACGATAAGACAGATGAAAGGTTAGTTCGGTATCTTGCTAAATATAAACATTTTAGTCCATTCAGACATTTACAAGTTCAATTTCATGTTAAAGCACCAGAGTTTGTAATGAGACAATGGTATAAACATGTAGTTGGTATAGAAACAACATCCAATAGTTCAGCTAAAGACCACGCTTGGAATGAGATTAGTGGTCGGTATGTACCAGTTGAAGATTATTATGAACCATCAGTTTGGAGAAAACAATCCGATGATAATAAACAAGCATCAGAGGGTGTGTTAGATGACCTACAGCAAAGAAGAATGGATGACGCTTATAATGATTTGATGAGAAAAGTTAGGATGACTTATGATAAGATGGTAAAAGCTGGTATGGCTAAAGAACAGGCAAGAATAATCTTACCATTAAACCAATACACCGAAGTATATTGGACAGCATCTTTTCAAGCCATCATGAACTTCATAGAGCTAAGAGATGAACCAACATCACAATGGGAAATACAACAATATGCTAAGGTTATGAAAGAGCTGATGTTTGATGTGTATCCTAAAACAACTGAAATATGGAGTAAGTTGTATTGGTAATAGTAGAATCAAATGATGAGTGGAATGGTTTTAAAAAGATATTTAAAGAAGAAAGTTCAATATTACTTTCTGTTCAATGTGATGAGAGCAAACATCCTGTGGATAGTAAGTTATGTTTATTTTATGTAAGATTTTTAGATAGCTTAGAAGAATACATACTACCTTTCAGACATTCAGATGCGGTAAATTTAAATACTGATTATATTAAAGAGTTACAGACAGATAAAGATGTCTATACTTATGATAAGAAGAAGCTGCTACATTTCATAGACTTAAAAGGTGTGCGTGACCTTCAGATGCAAAGTTATTTAGAAACTAATCAGCCACTTATAATTGAAGATAGCATTACACCAACGCATGAATACTTTTATAGAACACATTATAAAAAATCTAATTTAAATTGTGTAATACCCATAATGAAACATCTTGAAGCTAATAGAATAATAGTAGATAGAATTAAATTAGGCGCTCTTATGGGCAATAAACATACTGAGAATGTATTCAGAACTTATAACTTCAATGTATTGGAGAATTTGCAAAAGATAGAAAGTAATGGGTTACAGACAATAGATGGTATGGTGTATTCAGAGTATAATCCTTACACCGCTACAGGCCGCCCATCTAATAGATTCGGTGGTATGAACTTTGCTGCTCTCAATAAAAAAGATGGTAGTAGAAGGAAATTTATAAGTAGATATGGTAAGGATGGTATGCTGATTGAGATGGACTATGACGCTTATCACCTAAGATTGATTGCAGATGTGATAGATTATCAATTTCCAAAGGGCTCTGTTCATCAACATATGGCTAAGCTATATGGAGTGGATTACAATGAGGCTAAGGGGTTATCTTTTCAGTATCTATATGGACATATACCTGATGAGGTTATAAATAACAATCCGTTTTTTAAAAAGGTTCAAAAATATATAGATAAGGTTTGGAAGGGTTATAAATCGAATAATTTCATAGAATCTGATATTTATAGTAAGAGGATATACAAAAAGAACCTATCTGATATGAATAAGAACAAAGTATTTAACTATCTTATTCAGCTGATGGAGACAGAGAGCAATATGAGTATGCTTACAGAACTGATACCTAAACTTAAAGGTTATAAGAGTAAATTAGTTCTGTATAGTTATGACTCATTTTTGTTTGATTTTCATATGGAAGATGGGTTAGATTTTATTAAAATGGTAAAGGGTATTATTGAAATGGGTGATAGATATCCTGTAAAGGTAGCTAAAGGCTCTAATTACCACGAAATGAAAGATATAACGAGGAACTTTGAATGATAACAGATTTAAATAAGATAATAGCTGAGTGGTCTTATCGAACACGTGACGGTAAGCCTGATGTAAATAATAATGCTAAGTTAATACTATTAGAAGGTGTTCTAACTGAGTTCGGTTGGAGCAGAGAAGCTAAGGCTGAGTTATTGAATAGCCTTTTAAAAGAAGATGATATTGTTACAAAAATTGGTGGTTCTGGTTCACCATATACGGTTAAAAGTTATAATAAAGAGAAGCACAATTTAATTACAAAAGATGCTTCCGAAGATGAGATTGAAAAAGCGAAGAAAGGTGGTGGTGAAACAAAACCCACCTCAGAAAAAGTTATTGACGACTTAACTACTGATGATGGAAAAGCTTTAAATGATAGACAAAAAGCTAGTATAAAGGACAATCAAAAAGTCACATTAGATTATTTAAGATCTCCTATAGATGACGAGGGTAGAGAAAAAGGGATGAAGGGAAAGAAAATATCAGAAGAGACTCACAAAGCTCATTTAAGAGCTGCTGATACATTAGAAGATATATGGGCAGGTAAAGAAGTATCTGATGAAGATAAAGAACATCTATCTAATTGGGTTGCTGTAGTTGAACCAAGTCAAGGTAAACCGAATATGTGGAGAATTTATATTGCTAGAGAACCAGGTAAAGATGGAAAAGGTAATTTTAATAGGTTAAGAGGAATGCCTGCTGATAAGTTAGGTGGTAAGAACGGCTTTGGTGACAATCAGCAAGGTAAAGCTATGCAAAGTTGGATGCAAGCAAATGGAATCAGAACTGTAAGAACTTCTACTTACGCTGGTAAGCTAACTACTCCTAATCAAATATTCTCTAAAGGTGGTAAAGTAAAGAAGATAAAACAAATACCAAAAGAAAATGTAAGCAGAAATAATGATGGAAAAGTCAAAAGCGTGAAATTATCAGAAGGATTGACATTAACAAGAGTGCCAAAAAAAGATAATGAAACAGATAGGGAAAGAAAGAAGAGAAAGCAAAATAATGCACAGATAGATGAATATGGTTCACTAATTGAGAAAGGGGAATTAGAATTTATTGATATGGATAGTGGTGTTAATCCAGACTCAGCTGAAAATAGAAAACAGATTATACAAGAAGGATTACTTGGAGTTTCTAAAAAATTAGAACTATTGGGTAGGAGACCAATTGCTGGTGTGCCTGAAGGTCCTAATAACCCTCCACCTGTTGATGCTGCTGCAGATGATATTATAAATAGAATAAAAGATTTGTCAGAAAAAGATCCAAATGAAAATCCTAAAGAGTGGAAAGAAGAATTAGATAAAGCTATGGTAGATTTAGCAGAACACGAACAATTAGGAAAATCCTTTGCTAACATAGCTGAGCTTTACTCTGCAATAAAAACTATGCACGGAGATGGCGAGGGAACAGAAGCAGGAGCTGCAGCTTTTTTACCTGAAAGCACAACTTTAGAAACTGTAGATGTTCTTGTTGTTAATCAAAGTGGAGAGGGAAAAAATAAAATAGTTACTATAGATGGTCTTAGTGTTAAAAAAGGTGATGGTGGTGCTAGTCAATTAACTGCTAAGGTAAGAAAAAGTGGTTTTAAAAAGTTAGGTAATTTAACTTCTGAAGAGGTTAAGGAAAAGACAATTGCTCTTTCTAAAAAGCACGAAGGAATATACGATAACGATGATGTTTTTAATGAAAGTCCACCAAGTAAAGAAAGTATCCAAAAAGAAACAGAACATCAAGAAAAAACACAAAATGAAATAAAAGAATCAGCAAAAGAGTTAGGAGTAGATTCTGAATATATTGATTATATTGAAAAGAAAATGAATGACAGAAAAAGTGGAAAGCCCTCACAAATAGAATCTGCTGTAGCCGGAATAATGAAAATTAGAAAAGAGCAGGGATTGCCTGTGGGTCCTGAAATAGAAGCTATGATGACAAAAAGAATGCAGAGTTATTACTTATATCAAGCTATGAGTCATAGAGCATACAATCGAAATTTAGAAGTTCAATACTTTGGAAATGATAGCTTCAGCATTAAAAAGGGAAAAATAAATATTTCTGAGTCGGATGGAGTTGATAAAATAGCTTGGCCTAGATTTGAATTTAATTTAGGATTTTCTGCAACTGGCAGAAGTGCTAATGCTGGCGGCGGCAGATTCCAAAATTCTGAATTTGATGAACCTGCATTTAAAAAATGGGCACCTGCGTAGTATGAAAACTCAACTACTTTGCACATTCACTCCTAAGAGTTCACTAAATCATACACTAGAAATTATCATAGCTTGTAACGATATACTCTATGGAAAAGTTTATGTATTTGAAAATGGTAATGATATGTCTCAATTAATATGCACATACAATGTTGAGTATGATCCTGATAATCATCCCGAAGATATTCCAAATACCATTTCATTACATAGAAAAAAACAAAGTAATACACTTTACACAATTAATGCGCTTAATGAAGTTATCAGAGAACTTAATGGTGGTGTATTGGATAAGAGATTTCCTATTCCGTGGGATGAATATTATAACAGTCTATTGCTCACAAATGACACGGGACTTAACAGAATACCTACTAAGATACATTCTATAATAGATGTAAATAAATGGGAAAATAAATAAAATAAAATTGTATTTCACTATTACATGTGATATATATTAATGGTTACGATGAGTGTAACTAACAAATAACAAATAAACAATAAAATAAGGAGAGTAAATAATGGATATTAATTCTATTCGTAAGCGTCTTAATCAATTACAAACCACAAACAATAGGACTTCAAATCTTTGGAAACCACAACCTGGTAAACAGGTTATTCGTGTTTTGCCATATAAGCATAATAAGGATAATCCGTTCATTGAGTTGTTCTTCCATTTTGGTTTGAATAACAAAACCTATTTATCACCAATCACATTTGGTCGTCCTGATCCAATTGAAGAGTTTGCTCAAAAACTTAAAACAAGCGGAAACAGAGAAGAGTATCAGATGGCTCGTAAATTGGAAGCTAAGATGAGAACCTTTGCTCCAGTAATCGTTCGTGGTGAAGAAACACAAGGTGTTCGCTTTTGGGGTTTTGGTAAGACGGTTTATCAAGAATTACTTTCAGTAATCGCAGATCCAGACTATGGTGA